CAGCCCACAAAAAACTCTAAAAAAGCTCTAAAATCTTATAAATTTTTAGCTGAACAGTATGTTATAAATCGCGATAAATATAAATATGCTAAAAAATGGGCAGAAGATCGAGGTTGGAGATTTATTATCCTGACAGAAAAGTCACTTAAATAATGGGAGAAATAAAAAAACAAATTAAAAAACTAACTAAAGATGCTGGTGGAAAGCGCTTAGCGAGGGCTAAAGCAGAGGCTTGGTACACTCTCGGTAAATCTAAGAGAATGGATAAAACAGTAACATCAACTGGCCAAAGATTTAGACCTGGAAAAATTTATGTATTTGAGTATAAAACCCCAAAAACACAAGAAAGATTAGAATGGTGGGATGAAAATCCAGTAGTTCTTGCATTAGACCCATATGAAAAAAATGATGTAGGTATAAATTTAAATTTACTACCAATAAAAGTAAAAGAAGAGCTTCTTGATTTTGTATATGATAGAATGTCAGGTCAGATAAAGTCACAAACAATTGGAGTCAAGAGTGAGAATGCAATAGCACAGGGTCAAATAGGATTTTCATACCAAGGTGCAAAATCATTCTTAGAGAGATACGGATATGATTTTGCAATTAGACAATATATCCCAAATTTAAAAAGAAACCAAGCAGTAGTTGCATATGAAAGTTGGTCAAAAATAGCACTTTGTGATTTCATAGATTTGAATGGAAGCACTCCGGCAAAAATTAGATTTGCTTTCAGAAAACACGCTAGATAATAAGAATATATAACAAGAGAATATAATAATAACCTACCATGGCAGGATTTAAAGATAGAAATGGCCCGTTAAGCACAGGTAAAAGACCTTTTAGATTATCAGATAGTCTAAAATCACTTTCATCGTTTGGTATGAGATACGATGATCTTGTGCTTAGACAATCTCAAGCAATTGGTCCAATGGAGGACCAAATTGGTTACGGGCAAATGAACCCTCTTGGATGGGACAATGAAGATATTTATGGAGCGTTTGCTGCTCTATCAATGACAGACATTAACCTCAAAAAGAATATTCCATTCTTTGATAAGGATTATGAGGGTAAAAGACAAGAGCTTAGAAAGTTTTCATTAAATGATGAAATCGAAGATATTCTAGATATACTATGTGATGAGACTGTAGTATACGATGAAAAGAATTTCTTTTGTCAGCCTGAAATAATAGGAATGGATGTTTCTGAAGATGTTGAAAAAGATCTTAATAAGTACTTTAAACAGATTTATCAATACTTTGGATTTACACAAGATCAATCTGCGTGGTACTATTTTAGAAAATTTCTAATAGATGGGTACCTTGCCTTTGAAATTATTTATTCTCCAGATCAGAAAACAGTTATTGGATTTAAAGAATTAGATCCAGTAACATTGATACCAGGTTATAATCACGAAGATGGAAAAAAGGTATGGGTTCAATATAAAGATGACCCAAATAAACAAAGAAAATTATACGACTCACAAATTGTCTATATTTCTTATTCTTCAATTACCACAGCATCTAGGGTATCATATATTGAGAGATTAGTAAGAGCATTCAACCTCTTGCGAATTATGGAACACACTCGAGTGATTTGGGCAACTACCAACTCAAGCTTTAGAATGAAATTCATTATTCCAGTTGGTGGAAAATCTAAGACCAGGGCAAAACAGTCGTTGGCGCAATTGATGCATTCTTATAAAGAAAGTGTAGAATTCGATTGGGATAGCGCTACTCTACAGACTGATGGAAAGCCAATGCTTCAGTTCAATAAGGAATATTGGTTGCCTTCTAAAGAAGGAGAATCTCCAGAAATTGAAACACTAGGAGGAGATGGCCCAGATTTATCAGATACAGAAGCACTTAAATACTTCTCAGATAAATTAAAGCATGTTTCTAAAATTCCATATTCACGTTTTCTGTATGAAGACGGTGGTGGAGATTTTAACCTTGCAGCAGATGGTATGATTAGAGATGAAATTAAATTCTCTAAATTTGTAAAGAGATTGAGATCTGTATTCCAGGAAGTATTAGTTAAACCATTGTATATTCAAATGTGTTTAAAATATCCTGAGTTTGAAGGAGATCCACAATTTAAAACACAGATTGCTCTTAGATTTAATGAAGAGAATGTGTTTGCTGAACTAAAGAATTACGAGATAATGGAAAGAAGGCTTGATTTTATTGGACAAATGAGAGAAAGCCTATATGAAGAAAATCCAGAAACAATGGAGCAAGAATACTTCTTTGACATGGACTTCCTTGTTAAAAAATATCTTAAAATTTCAGATGATGATTTGGCAGCTAATGCGGCAGCCAAGGCTAAAAAAGAAGCAGAATCTGCCGGAGATGAGCCCGAAGATGATATGATGGGCATGTAAAAAATAAAGATAAATAAAGCATGAAACGAGTTAAACTATTTGAAGAATTTATTAAGGAGGATGCGGCAAAACCGAACCCTGATTCAGATGTTGCAGCTGATGATATTACCTTAGAAGATGGAAGGGTAATTTCTTCTGCTGAAATTGTAGGAGCTATTGTAAATTCTGAAACAGAAAAAGAACTCGAAGACTTTTTTTACGATAAATATGGTCAAAATGCATTTAAAGCTGGAGAGCTTGCCCAGATAAAGCAGCTATGGAATGAGTATTACGCCGAAGAAAAGGAAAAGGAAGCTGAAGAAGAGGGAGAAGAAGATGCTGGATCAGGTGGCGAAGACACCGGAGATGAACTAGCAGACTTAGAAGCTGAAGTATAAAAAGTTTCAGAATCAAAAGGGATATATAAAAAAACAATAAAACATAAAATATGGAAAACATAAAAGACCTTTTAATTGTCGAAATGTCGTCGAAAACTCTTTCGGTGACGGAAGGCGATTCTAAAGAGTATGTCCTAGAAGGTATTTTTGGTGAAATTGATGTAAAAAACAAAAACCAAAGAATTTATACCGAGGATGAGTATGTTCCACAGATTGAATCACTTCAACAAAAGATTAAATCGGGCAAATTATTAGGTGAGCTAGATCATCCTTCACAATTTGACGTATCTTTAAAGAATGTGTCTCATATCATAGAGGACCTATACTATGACAGCGACAACAAACAAGTTAAAGGACGCATTAGACTTTTAGATACTGATGCGGGTAGACAGGCAAAAGCATTAGTTGATGCTGGAGTACCTCTACAAATCTCATCTAGAGCAGCCGGTGCGGTTGAGTCAAATGGAAAAGTTAAAATTAAGCAGCTTTTTACATATGATTTAGTTGCTGATCCTGGATTTGAAAATGCAGAATTAAAAAGAGTAAACGAATCATATGGATATTCTGCAGAAAACGGACTTTATATTTATGAGATAAATAAAAAACAAGATAATAATCAAACACAAATTATAGAAAACAAAGACATGGCAGAATTTGTAAAATCTGACGACTTTAACAAGTATACTGAGTATCTTGCTAATGAAATTAAGTCGCTAAAAGAATCAATTGAAAAAACAGAAGTGCCAGCGACTAGTGAAGTATCTGAAAAAGATCTAACTGAAGTTAAAGCTCACAATGACCACATCGTAGAGAGCGTTAATAATCTATCAAGCTATGTTGAGTACCTAGCTGAAAAATTAGATCAATCAATTCAATATTCTGAGCATGTTGCTGAAAAAGCAGACCAAGGTATTCAATACTCTGAAGATGTTGCTGAAAAACTAGATCAATCTATTCAATACACTGAACACGTTGCTGAGAAGGTAGATAATAGTATTCAGTATTCTGAACACCTTGCAGAAGGTTTATCAAAAGTAAAAGATTACGCTAATTACTTAGCAGAATCACATAATGAAAACACTGAATCTTCTGAAAAGCTTATGGAATACATCGAGTACCTAAGAGAAAATCTACAATCTGTTACTGAATACGCAGAATATATTGCAGAATCAATTAATGAAAACCTAGTTGTTGAAGAGGAAGATCTAGACAAGGGTGGAGAAGATGAAGGAGCTGCAAAAGATATGGAAGAAATCGAAGATAAAGAAACTGAAGTTGGAGATAACTCTGAAGAAGGTGATGTTAGCGACGACGCAGAAGATGCGGCTCTTCCAGCTGAAGAAACAGAAGCTGAAGATACTAAAGTAAATACTGAAGATGATAAGAAAACAACAGATACTTCTGATGAACTTGAAGACGACCTAGAAGACGGTGGTGAAGAAGGAACAAAGGATGTTGTTAGTGCTGCAGAAGCATATAAGAGAGAAATTGCAAGCAAGCTAAATACTCTTGTTGAAGCTGCAACTAAAAAAGAAAATGAAAATCCTTCATTCTTCAAAGTAGTTTCTTCTAAAGTACAAGAAAAATACAACGCGCTAAACGAAGAAGCTAAAAAAGAAGTAAGATATAATGTTTCTAAGAGAGGATTCATGACAGAATCTCAAATTGAAGCAATTATTGAAAACTCTACGTTAATCGTTGAAAACAGAAACGCAGAACCATTCTTTATTACTGCAATGCCAGCAGAATACGCTGAAACATGGTCTTCTCTTTCTGAAAGCAAAAAGAATCAAATTTCAGCTCAAGCTAAATACCACAAATTAGAAACTGAATATCAAGTTAAAAACTTCTGGCAAACTAGAGATCTTAGAGAAACTGCTCCAGTAATGGAAAAAATAGAAATGGTTAATGAATCTAAGAAAGAAGAAACTAAAGGACTTGGTTATGATGTTTCAGGATATGCTGAGCAATTCAAAAAGAGATTCAATAAATAAGAATATATAAAACATCGACGATAGGGCGAAAGAAGCAGAAAGCCCAAGAATGTCGAATATAAACAAAAACAAAAAAATAAATCTGAAAAATGGCTAATTTATTAAACGAGGCAGAAATCAGAGGTACTTGGGCTCCAATCATTGAAGAAGCTACTGGTATTACTGAATCAAGCAAGCTGGCATGGATGTCAACTTACTGCCACAACCACAAGCTATACGAAGACGCAAACTTTATGAGCCTAGGTTCTGAAGCTGGCTTCAATAGCATGAACATCGGAGGTATGGGTGCTGTAACTCTACCAGATACCACTGCATCATTTGCAAATCAAAGAGGTTCTGGTGACAAAGCTCCAACACTACTTCCACTAGCAATGCAAGTTGCTGCACAAACTATCGGTCTAGATCTAGTACCGGTAATCCCAATGGCAGGTCCAATGGGTCTTCTATCTTACCTAGACTTTGTATACGAAGGTGGTAGAACTGATAACGATGTAACTCCAACTTACGTAAAAGTTTCTTCTGATGATGCTGCAGGAACAATCAGCGTGAACCAATACGGTTCACCAGCTGCTGATGCTGCTACATTAGTAGGTACCTCACGTCTAGATGGAATCGGTATCTACAAAATCACTGAAGCTGGTGAAGCTGCAGTATCTTCTGGAACTCCAGGAACTGTTGCTGGTCTATTTACAGCATCTCAAGGTTCTGTAGTTGTTGATCTAGTTGCTGCCCTAAACGATCACATCCCAGGATTCTCTGGTGTTGAGAACGCTGATGGTAACTTACTAGACGCAAAACCATTCTCAAGATCAGTTGGTGAAAGAACTCCAGACAAGATCATGGGTCTTTCTCTATTCAGCAAAGCTGTTGAGGCTGAAACTTTCCAAGTTGCAGCTGCAGTAACTCGTGAGCAAGTTCAAGATCTAAAGCAATTTGGTGTTGACGCAGTTGCTCAAGTTGAGGCAGTTCTAACTAACGAACTAACTCAGTCTATCAACGGTTACATTCTTTCAACTATGAGAGAAATGGCTGAATCTGGAATTGCTGATCTATCTCTAACCTACAATGGTGTTAGCGGTAATACTTACGGCGATATCAACAGAAGAGTCCTAACTCACATCCTAGCTGCAGCGAACTTAATCGCTAACAGAGGTCGTAGAGGAGCTGGTAACTTTGCTGTTGTTGATGCAAAAGTTGCTTCTGCACTACAAGGTGTTGCTGGATTCATTCCAAACCCAATGGCTAACACATTTAGCCAAGTTGCTGGCGCTATCTACCCAATCGGTTCGGTTGCTGGTATCAATGTTTACACTGATCCACGTCTTCCATTCGAAGGAGCTGTTGATGCTTCTGGAGCAGAATCTCACGAGATTCTAGTTGGTAGAAAAGGTGATGGTAATGGTGCAGGTCTTGTTTTCATGCCTTACCTAATGGCAGAAAGCGTACAGACTATCGCTGAAGGTACAATGGCTCCTAAGGTTGCTGTTAAATCTAGATTCGCTCTAGTAAAAGCAGGTTTCCACCCAGAGACTCAGTACCAGAAGTTTAGCGTACTAAACCTTGCTCTATAATTCTAAATAGAATATAGCAATATACTTGAAAGGGTCCCGAGAGGGACCCTTTCTTATTTAAATAAATATTTATATGATTAGTGTAATAATGACATCCTATCTTGGAGATTATCCAGGTGCTAGAAGAAACCCAGAACAAAAGTTTATTAGGGCTGTTAATTCATTTATTAATCAAACAATTGGGCAACAGAATTGCGAACTAGTGATAGTTAGTGATGGATGTGAGATAACAAATAGGTTATTTGAAGAACACTATCAAAGGGTTTCAAATATCAGTCTTATAAAAATGCCTAAAGAAAAGAATTCAGAATATCCAGGTGGCTATAGACAAATAGGCATAGATAATTCAAAGTATGAATACATAACATATCTAGATAGTGATGATTTTATTTTGCCAAGTAGATTAAAAGATGCATACACATCAATTGCTAATTCTAAAGAAATTATCATAATTGATGAGATATACAATATGCCAAATGTTCAACAAGCAGTTGCACGAGTTGTTAAAGAGGGAAAGGGTGAAATGTTGTCTAAATTTAATCAATTTGAAATAGAATTCATTAAGCTTAGAGTTAATTGGACTGGAGGAACATACCAACTTATTCATAAAAAAGACATCGGAGTTACTTGGAAAAGCGAGGGAGGAAGAGGAGAAGATTATGTATTTGCAAATGAGATTTATAAAAAGTACAAAATAAAACCATCTGAAAAAAGAAGACATGTCGGCGGATATGTTATATGTCATCACCCTATATTTAAATTTGATGTCTAAGATATATAGATTATAAATAGAAAACTATAGAAATGAAGTTATCAAAAAAATTAATGCTATTAGAAGAATTTGCCGATATTAAGCCAGACGTGGCAATTGACGTAAAGCAAGATTCCATTAGAACAGAGATAGTAAGTGATGTCGATACTATAATTAGAGATTTAGAGGCCCTTGCTGCAAATCTAGATAAAGAACATGTAACTGAATCAGAGTTAGTAAACGAAGGAGATTTAGTAGGATCTTTAATGTCTTCTGAATTATATATGATACCAATTATCTTAGCAGGCGGTGCTGCAGCTGCCGGAGCAGGAGTAGGTCTTGGAATATTTGCATTGATAAAAAATATAACCCAGAAGAAAAAGCTTAGAAAGGATTATGCTAAGGTTGATTCTGTTAAAATGAAAGTTGCTGAAATTGAAGTAGGTTTAAGTAAATTAAAAGGAGGAGATGAAAAGCAGCAAAAAAAGGCAGAAGCGTTAAAGACCAAAGCAAACATAATGTCTCAAAAGGCAGATGACCTTGATAAAACACTTGATTCTAAATGGGAAAAATACAAAGACTTTCTTGCAAGTCTTAGATCCCAAACTCAAATCAATGTTGCTGAAATAATGTTAAAGGGAGATTTATCACCTTCACAGAAAGAAAGATTTGAAGAGCAACTAAAAAATGCAGAAGAGAGCCTAGAAAATAAAGTTAATGCTGAGAAAGCTGCTGCCGAAGAAGCAGAGGCTAAACTAGGACCAGAAGATGAACAAATTGCAAAATTAGAAGAAGAAAAAGAAAATCTTAAGAAAAAATTAGAGTCATCTGAAGACGAGGCTGAAAAGGAGCAAATTCAATCAGCAATTGATATGGCTAATAAAAGAATTTCAGAATTAAAAGGAGAAACTCCTGCCAAAACAGATTCTGAAGAAAAAGTAGATAAAACAGATTCTGAAGAAAAAGTAGATAAAACAGATAATTCAAAAGAAGGTCAACTTAAAAGAATTGATGCTCTAATTAAAAAAGCAGAAGAATCTGGTGACGAGGCAAAGTTACAAAAAGCAAAAGACCTTAAAGCAAAAATCGAGGCTAAAGAATCCTTATTCTTAAAATACACTAAACATGGATCTCTTCTAGAAGCTGAATTAATTAGTCTAGAAAGAGAATTCGAAATGCTCTAATCTAATTTTTTACGAGCGTTTTTACGAGCCATATTAAGGAACTCTTGTCTTTCACTAAGCAAGAGTTCTTTACATTTTTTACGAAATTCAATTGAACTTTTTAATATTCTACTATCTACCATAGGTGCGCTTAAAATATCATAGTATTCTGGGTGTATAAAATTTTGTAAATCAAAATTCATAAACTTTGATTTAATAGGTTTTCCCGATATAGCGCATTTCCAATCGATTTGGTTATAGTTATTTACGAGTGTTTCCTTATCAACCGCTGTCATTTCAGAACGGTCCCAATATATTTTAATAGCAGATGAGTTTTTAATTTTAGGCCTCTGTAGTTTTAGTGCACATTCGACAAATTGATCAGATTCAGCCCATCTATACATATTTTTATGTCTAATTAGAAATTGTCTAAAGGACTTAGGTAAATATTTTAGGACAATTCCAAACCTAGCTCCTTTTCCAGAACTATTTCTAACAATATTAATCTTTGAGTAATTTATGGCCATATAATCTATTTATTTAGGAAACAAATCATCACTAGGTGAATATAATTACTAAAGATAATAGTATGCAATCAATAAATCAGTTATTTACTGAAAAGTACCGACCAAAGAATTTAGAAGAGCTAATTCTACCGGATAGGGTAATGTCTAAATTTAAAGATGGTTTAGTTCAAAATATGTTATTTGCAGGAAGTCCAGGTACTGGAAAGACATCTACAGCAAAGGCAATTGTAAATCAATTTGAACTACCATATCTTTACATTAACGCATCAACAGACACTTCAGTAGATGTGATTAGAACCCGCATTATTGATTTTTGTTCAACAGTCTCTATTATAGATAAAGCTGGTAGCTTTAAGGTAGTGATTTTGGATGAGGTTGACGGAGTATCAGACCAATTCTTTAAGGCATTGCGTGCTACGATGGAACAGTTTGCATCTAACTCTCGTTTTATTGCAACTTGTAACTATATTAATAAACTACCAGATCCGATTCTATCGCGATTTGAAGTCATTAACTTTGACTTTGATAAAGAAGAAGAGTCGGAATTGACCAAAAAATACATTAAGCGCGTGTATCAAATCTGTGGCAATGAAGATATGAGTATTGAAAAACCAGCACTTGTTGAATTTGTTCGCCGTAATTTTCCAGATCTGAGAAGTACTCTTAATAAATTACAAGGATTTAAAACACAAGGAACAAACACTATTTCTATTAATGATGTAAAGAGATTTAATTCAGTATATAAAGATGTGTTTGAACTAGTGTTTAATGAAACAGATCCTACTAAAAACTATCAAATGCTGGTTAGTAACTATTCTAACAGAGTAGATGATGTTCTAGCAGCATTAGGCGCCGAATTTATTGAATACATACAACAAGAGAAACAGCAAAGTGTTAAACACATTCCACAGATTATTGTAAATGTTGCACAACACCAAGCACAGCGAATTCATGTAATTGATCCAGTAATTACAATGTTGAGCTGCGTATATTCTCTACAGACGATAATAAAATCATAAAAAATATCACACGGATTTTTTTATGTCATGAAAAATGATTATATTAGATCTGTAAAAACATAGAATATGAAAGTGGGAAAACACACACTACTTATTGATGGCAACTATTTTCTATTTAGTAGATTATTTGTATTGCCTAGACCTAAAGGCTCTAAGCTTTTAGGAGATACAAATTCAAGATCGCAATTTATGCGTAAGCTTGCTATTGATTTTGCATCTGAAATGCGTAAACTACAAGGATTTGTAGATGATGTTGTAGTTGCGGTTGATTCTAAATCATGGCGAAAAGATTTGTATCCTGAAGCTAATTATAAAGGAACTCGAACACAAGACGACTCTGTTGATTGGACAGCTGTATTTGAAGTATATGAAGAATTTCAAAAAATTCTTAAAAATCATGGCGTAACAATACAACAGACACAAGGCGCTGAAGCAGATGATGTAATTTTTGGATGGTCAGTTGCTCTAAACGATCGTGGAAAATCATGTATTGTATGGACTGGTGATAGAGATCTAATTCAACTAGTCAATCATTCAGTTGCAAACGATGCTCACACTATTTGGTTCTATAATTCTAAGAAAACCCTATATGCATATCCTGGATTTAAATCCGATATGGAAAAATTGGCTTCTGAAAAATTAACAGATGATGAAATGCTCTTTAATATGGGAGGATCTCACATGTCACGCGATGATTATCAACTTCAAATCTTAAATTGGATTCAAAAAAATAAAATTGAAGTCATTGATGTTGATTGTGACGAATTTATCTTTAAAAAGATTTTAATGGGAGATAGCAGCGATAATATTCCTTCTGTAGTGACTTGGCAGAAAGAAATGAAAAATGGTAAATTGCGAAACTACTCCATTACTGAAAAGATGGCAGATAAAATATGGGATCAATATGTTAAAGAATTTGATAGCTTTGAAATTGATTATCTGTTTTCCAATGAACAAAAATCAAGATTGACTGAGATTATTTATCGAGTAGTTGCTAAGAGCACTGTCGGTTTAATTAAATCTTCTCTCAATAATAACATATCCCTCATGTTATTGCATAACCGAATTATCCCAGAAGCAATTCAAAAAGCTATTTTTAAAGAAATTGATGCTGAATGGGAAGGTGCAGTAGAACATTTTAGTAGGCTTTTAGATAAAGATAAGATTTTAGAAGGAACCCATTGGTTAACTGGATCTTCTGCTCCAAAGGGAACTGATGTTTTTGAAGACTTTGATATTCCTCAAGAAAATAAAAAACCTCTTAAAAAAGTTGGTAAAAAAACTGAAACAGAAGTGAAGCCAAAGACTAAAAACTTAAATAACTTATTCTAATGAAAGAACTAACATTACAGGATATGTTTACTATTGATGAAATACTCACTGAGGCCGAGGCATATTCTTTACGTTTTGAAGTTCAAAAAACAGCAATGTTTCTTTATGATGAGAATAAAGATGATGAGTATTATAAACTGGTAGATGCCTACTCACAGGCATTTAGCGAATGGATTAAATAAATGCTAGACGAAACGAAACTATTTGACTTTGTAAAAATTCTATTTACAAAGCCAAATGAATATAAAAAAATTAAGCAATTAAATAAAAAACGACATCACTTCATGATTAATCGTTTTTTTGCAATTAAGTATCCGGCTAATGCCGAATTATTTAATATTAATGGCATTAATGGTGCTAATGTAGTTGAAAGCTGGTCTATGGTTGCTTCTCGATTTAAAAGTGTACCTGGTTGGATTTACACTAAAACAAAAAGGTCAGTAAAGAATGAAAAAGATAAATATATTCCAAGCGATATTGCGGTAAAGCTTTTTATGGAAAAAAATGAAATTGGTTCTAGAGAATTTCAAGAACTAAAAACATTTGCAAAAGATGAGCTTTTTTCAGATCTTCAAAAAATAGAGAAGCAAATAGATGTCTACTCAAGATAAAGATATATTCACAGAAATTGTCGATATTGTATTACATAAATATAATAGTGTAGACTCCAAGCTCTGGGGCTTGGTTAAAAGAAATGATAATCACCGAAAAATTAATGAAAACTCTGTTTTAATAGGAGTTGATGATTTTAAAAAGATTATCATAGATAATTTTAAAAATGAAATTAATGCGTTTAATGCTGTAGAAGGAGCACTTGCATACAAGGAAGCTACATCTGTATATTTTATATGGAAGCTTTTAATAGAAATGGCTGCTCTCAGGTGGATTAAGATCAATTTAATTAAAAATGCTAATTACTCCAGAATAGTTGAAGTAGATGAAATTAAAACAATTAAGTTTTCTATAAAAACGGTTAGAGGCACATTTAGAACATTCGATCATTTTAATAAGCATGATTTACACTTAGTAAATTCAATTTTAGTAAATTCAAAAATCTTACTAAAAGATGAACATTACAAAAAATTAAGGCTATCAGATTTTATTTCTAAATTAGATGTATATTTAACTTCTGTAAATACTAGTGAAGTTGCACAGGCAATGGGTGTTTTTGCAGAGGCTCTAGAGCCTTATGAATTAGATAATCCAGAAGTTCTCATTATTACAGATTATGATTCAGATATATAAAGAAAAATATCTTGAATCTTATGTCAAAAATCGGAAAAAGAGAAGGGTTAGTATATCTAACAGTTGGGCTATGGGTTCTAATGGGAATATTAGGAGCCTTTAGAGAATCTGATTTAAAAGATCTTGCAGTTTATTTTGGTTCATTAACAGCGTATGTTGCAACATATATATGGGGAGAATCAAAGAGACCCTCTGAAAAAAGTGGAATTTTAGAAAAAGGGCCAAGTTCTCGTAGAGAGATGATGATTTATGTTGTTGTTAGCTTATGGGCAATTGCCGGAGCAACAGCAATATGGTTTAAGTCGGATCTTAATGATCTAGCAGTGTATTTTGTTTCTTTAACTGGTTTTGTTGCTAGCTGGATTGCTGGCGAAGTATTTACTCCACAAGATAAGATTAAAAAGTAATGGTTAATAGTTTTACATCAAATCAGATTGGAGACTCATTTATTGCTAAATTAAGAGAATCCTATTCAAATATAGTTCAAGTATCTGATTGGACTATAATTGCGGGTGTAAGTAATCCAACAACTGTTGGAAAATTACGGTTTCTTACAGGTTCTCAAAATGTTACAGGAATTAGTACAAATCTAAATTTTCAAACAGGTGATAAATTTATTATAGGAAACTTAACATTTAGAGTCAATCAAATAATAGATTCTAATAACTTTACAGTCGACCAGGTATTAGACGCTACCGGTGTTGAAATAGACACTACTTCTCCAATTACTGGAGATTTTATTTTTTACTTACCGGAAGATTTAAATAATTATTTTACATTCCAATATAGATGGTCACAGAGTGAATCTATAGATGGTGGTCAGTTTAGTGAATTTTCTGAATTAAATAAAAATACAAATGCTGGAGATCTTCTAGCAAAAACGTTCGACGATACAAAGCCACTTTGGATAGACGTTAGGGCTGAAGTTGAAAGACTTTCAAGTGGATCTTCAATCTCTCTACTTAGCATAACATTTGAACTACAAACAACAGACGGGCAAATTATTTCATGTCCTAACTGGTGTGAAGAATGTACAGATCCATATGCAATGGACGGTTGTGCAAATATTGTGATTGATTGTAGCGATCCTATCTGGAATCCATACAATTTAAAGAAACCAACATCTGTTTATAGACAATTAAGCTCACTTGCTAATAATATGTGGGGACATGAAGTGCAATACTTTAGGGTTGAGCCAGATAATAGGAGTAGAGATGTAATACTAATGGAATATTCTCTATACAATGTTGTAGATGAGGCGAATATAAAAGTTTTAGTCCCAGATAATGCATTCCCAACAAGAGAGTTTAATTTCGACATATTTGGAATGGACTTTGAAGAATTTGAGATTCATGTTTTAGGAGAAGCATTTACATCTGTGTTTGGGTTAAATAAGACACCTAATAGTAGAGATTATCTATATTTTCCTATAATAAATCGAATGTACGAAGTTAGCAGTGTAGCATTGGCTGATGAATTTAATCTAACAATGACATACTGGAGAGTTCAGCTTAGAAAATATGAAGAAAGAACAAGTTCAATTCACACCGATACTGTAATCGAGCAGCATGTTGACGATTTAGTAACTGGAATTGAAGAGGTATTTGGCGAAGAAATTGAACAAGAAGTTCAGAAAGTAACCAAACCGCAGCAATTTAAGACAGTATATCAAGAATTGGATGATTCTATAAGATTTAGTAAACATCCTACACTGCAAATACAAGATGCTGAAATTAGAAATAGATGGACTCTAATATCTAAAAATAATTATCAACTAAATCAAGTTGAATCTGGTGAAAGGTTTGCATTAACATATAACGCAAAATCACAACTCGCTGAATCAAATAATTTAGCATTAACAGGTTGGATTAGACCACAATTTAAAACAGCAGACACTGAAAAATATGTATTTTTTGATGGTAGATCTGAACTAGATTTATCTAATGGTCTTTCTCTTGCAATAAGCCAAACAGAAATTGAAGTTTCTATAAATGGGCAAATAAACACATTTACACTTCCAAATCAGCTAGAATTTAATGTGTGGTATGGATATGTCTTAAATATAAATAATACATCTAATCAAGTTGGAATACATTTATATAGATTAGATCCTGATTCTAACAAAACTTTGCCACACCAAAAAACAGGTACATTTAGTAATTTTACAACCGAATTAATAAATCTATTATCACCTGTAAGCTGGGATGCCGGAAAAGGATGGAGCCTTTCGGCATCTCCAATAAATATGACAAACATTAGAGTATTTAAAAAAGTAATAGAAGATGAGCAGCATATGAATGTGTTGCAGCAATATGTTGTCAGAGATTCTGATTTATCAATTATAACAGATAATGCAATCCCATCGATTAGATTAAGACAATACAGTAACCCAAGATAATATTGATACATATCTTACTAACTTAAGATTTATGAGTGAGAACCGAAGTATAAAAGATCAGGCTGATGAAATCCGCCGAGAATTGGATGATTTAATTGGGGATGATGAGTCTCTTGATATAGAGACGGATCCTACTGATAGTGCAATCGTGCGACAGCCGACATCTCTTCCTTCAGTAAATTATGCAGATATTAAATCAAGATCAACAGATAAGGCTAAGAAAACAATCACAAGTCTAATGAAGTTCTATCTTGATTCAGATATAATTGAGAAAGATGAATATATTCAAGCTAAGAAAAAGATGGATGAGATGACTATGTCTTCTTTAATCTATCAGCTTCAAGCTGGTGAAAGAGCACTGACAACACTGTTAGAAACTATTGAAGCAGGAGAACTTGCACCTCGAATGTTTGAGGTGCTAGCAACACTCCAAAAATCAATGCTTGATATAATTAAGTCACAGACAATGTATTTAATGGCTGCTGAAGAATCAGCAAAGCGAATTGCTCGCGATATTGAAATCTATAAAAAGAGAGATGATATTAGAGAAATTGAAGAGAGTGGAGGAGATTCTGGAAGTAGAAATATCCAAAGAGGAACAAAAGATTTAATGGCAGCAATACAGGCAGGTATTAAGAATGGAAACAATGAAGATGATATAACAGATATTGAAATAGACGATACTGAAGAATAATATGAAGGCAACATTTCAATTTATAGGTTTAATGATGGCTGGGTTAATGGCTATGTTTTCACCAATGCAAAATATACAACACGGCGAATCTATGTGCTGTGCAGAATGTGCATTAAAAAAAGAAGATGAAATTGAAATCGTTGATGAATTTGAACAAACTACCGAAGAATGAGTGATTATGTAGGAGATAATAGATGGATTCCTAAAGAAGAAGGAGACGTGCAATCTGATCGCATTGTTTGGTCAACTAAACAAATCAATGATCTACTGCTAGCACTTGACCAGGGTTATCGACCTAAGGTTAAGATGCCATTTTATGAGGGTAAGCAATTTCTTAGAAAAGGTAATATCGTCTTTGAATATACTGATGATGAAATTGCAGAACTTGCAAGATGTGCAACTGATATTGTATATTTTGCTGAGAAATATGCAGTTGTAATGACAGATGATGGTATTAAGCGTGTAAAATTACGAGAATATCAAAAGAGAATGCTACGTAATTTTCAAAGTGAAAGATTCAATATTGTACTTGCATCAAGGCAGATGGGTAAAACAGTAACAGCATCTATTTATAATGCATGGTATGTCACATTCAATACTGATAAGAATACTCTCTTACTCGCAAATAAAAGCGATACAACAAAAGAAATCATCGATAAGGCAAAAGTTGTAATTGAAAACCTTCCATTCTTTATGAAGCCGGGCATTATTAAATACGACGTAATGAATGTTCGTTGTGATAATGGATGTCGTTTAATTGGTCAATCTACTACAGCAAAAGCCGGTATTGGTTTTACTATTCATAATCTGTACATTGACGAGTTTGCACACATACATCCTTCTATTGCTGATTCGTTTTATGAAAATGTTTATCCTACACTTTCAGCTTCTAATGTATCAAGGCTAACGATTACCTCAACTCCAAATGGTTTTAATAAGTTCTATCAGATTTATGCTGCTGCGGAACGCGGTGATAATGAGTATAAGTCAATGCGAATTGATTGGTGGGAACATCCAGAGCGCGATGATGCATGGTACCAAAGAGAACTTGGAAACCTTGGTTCAATTGAAGCATTCAATAAGCAATATGGTAACGAATTTGTAAGTTCTTCAAATCTACTAATGGATCCTGTAGACATGAAAAGGATGAGAAAGAGGATGAAAAAGTACATACACCACGACTTAGAAGAGTTTGAAGACGTTGGTATTGATATTGAAGGATTTTTAGAATGGCATCCTGATTTTGATCTAGAAGATGCTAGATATAGTAATAATTATTGGCTATTTACAGTAGATATTGCAGAAGGAAATGGAGGAGACTATTCAGTCATAAATATGTTTCAAGTTTCTCCAATGGACTTTAAAGAAATAGAAAGTGTTCATTCTCCAGGGGCAATGTATGATTTTTTTAAGTTTAAACAAGTTGCCAGATTTAGAAGTAATGAATTAGTAATAGAAGATTTTGCAAAAGTTTTGTATATTTTAGCAATAGATATTTTCTATAGTGAAAATGTAAAACTAGTCATAGAATATAATACATATGGATCTGTACTATTTCAATATTTAAGAACTGTCTTTCCACAAAGAAATGATTTTGATGAAGAAATGCTAGTACGATTTAAACATAGACATGATAGCAGAACTTTAAAACCTGGAATTAAAATAAAGTCAGATAATAAAGCAATATTCTGTCAAAACTTCTCTAAGTTGTATAAAAATAATAGAATGGAAATAACGGATGAGTTTACAGTAGGAGAGGCAAGCTTATTTGGAACTCTTCCAAATGGAAGTTATGGTGCTCAAATGGGAAATGACGACTTAATAATGAGTTGTATAACTGCCACTGAATTCTTCAATACGACTGACTATGCTGACTACATTGAAGAGCTTTTAGACGTAATAGACCAAAGTATACATGCTAAAATGGAAGAAGTGCTTTATAAAGATTCTCAAGATGAAGGAGATCTTCAATATGATATTTATGATTTATTGAAATAAAATCAGATTTTTAAGATATATACTATAGAAAAAAAAATAAAAAAGAAAAACTATGGCATTAAGTCCTCAACTACAACAATTCAAGAGTTCAGGTGTCTACCGTCTTGAATTTGACAAATCACAAACTGTCAATATCCCAGCAGAGACTATTAGGCTTGTAGTAGGTCACTCTAAGAAAGGACCATACAACACGCCAGTATTTGTTGAAGATACTGAGACTTTTATCCAAATTTTCGGATCAATTGATAAGAATTTGGAAAGAAAGGGAATGTATTTTCACAGATCTGCAATTGAAACTCTATCTAGAGGTCCAATTATAGCACTAAACCTAACTTCTGCTAACGATACTGATAAATCTTACTGGGTTTCTCCAACAACAAACGGTTCCGAACAAGGAAACGGAGCAATTGATGGAGATACTCTATACAAAGATATTTTTAACAGAGATAAGTTTTGGATTCCAGAAGATGAAAAATTGCTAAATATTGCAGGAAACACATCTTCTCAATCTAATAACGCAATCACATTTACAAATATTAAACAAGAACCTATTACAGTAGTAGTTACTCAAGCTGGAGATACCAGAGGATTTGATGTAACTGCAAGAGAATGGTATGGCGAAGGAAATTCTCCAGAAGGAGTTGACGACCTAGACTACATCTCAGACTACATGGTAGATGTTTATGTATTTAAAGGTAGATTTGTAACTGATGAATTAAACAACGATCCAACGTTTGGAAACTACTTTAATTCAAATGGTATTATTCCTTCTCAATTCGGAGCATTTGCAAACCTAAGAGAAGTTTCTTTACTTGCTAAATACACTGGTTCTTTAATTCCTGATTTCCAAGATAATGAAGGAAGACAATACTATATTGAAACACTTATTAATTCTGAATCAAGAAGAACTGGTCTTTTTGCAGCAGTTAATGAAGATGCTCTTGATAGAATTGATTTTGTAGGTGAAGCATTCGATATTTACCAAGATTACGAACTACTTTCACACTACCTAGTACAGCAACAGCCTCAACAATTAAATGACCCAAGAGACGGTGCATTTGAAAATATTATTGAAGTTGCTGGAGATACAATGTCTATTCAAGTAGGCTCTGGTGATTTTGCAACAATACAGCAAAATGGATTAGTAGCTGGTAATTTCTTATATTCTGACGTTGCCGGAGAATATTCTCAAATCTTATCAGCAACACATGATGGAGCAGGACTTGCTACTGTTATTTGCGAAGAGAATATTAGCAAATCAAAATATGAAAAATTTGATGCTGAGGCAAACGATGCATCTTACTCACAGGCTGGTTTTGCTGGAGTAAACTTAAATCTAACATATACTGGAGCATTTGCAGCTGGAGATTTAGCAGCTGGTAAATATTTAGAAAGTTCAAATGATGGTGAATTTACCGAAATCTTATCAGTAACTGATGATGGTAATGGATTAGTTACTATTGTTCCTGTTGGAAATGGCCAATTTTCTGCAGATTTAGCAGATTCACAAGCAGGTACTTTAACTTGCTACGATCAAGCAGATCAACTATTATTTGATGTATTCCAAATTGGAGTAAATGAAAGAACATTCTTCTTCCCATCTACAGTTAACACTGGGTACGGATGGACTTTTGAAAATGCAGCAACTGCTGGAGAATTTAAGTACACT